TAATACTTGGGTCGTCTAACGGACTCGCGTATACTAACTTATCCGAATAATCTTTAATACTCGGGTCACCGAATTGAGCGGGAATTATTTTACTTGTATAATCCGGGATAGTGTCATCATCAAGTAGGGTGGACGGGCTATTTACTATTCTGTCTGAGTAATCTTTAATACTCGGGTCACCAAATTGAGCGGGAATTATTTTACTTGTATAATCCGGGATAGTGTCATCATCAAGTAAAGTAGATGGCATTACTTTATCTGAGTAATCTTTAATACTTGAATCATTAAAAGGAAAAACATCTACTATTTTGTTTGAGTAATCGGAACTAACTGGAAGACCTTTTTTACCAGGGTTAGGATTTTCTTTGGGTCTCATAGGAACCTGTACTCCCGGATCCTCCGTATCCAATAAACCGGCGTCCGACGCCCTTTGAGCTGCTGAAAAAGCGTCATTTCCTAAATCTACACCATCCGTGGATTTCGGCATACCTAGTATACCTTTTACTGCATCTAAATCTTGATTTGTTACTTCCTGATCTCCGGGCATTGGTGGTCGAATTGCTCTGCCCTCAAACTCTTTGAGTATGTCTTCGGGAGATTTGCCGTTTTTTAAATAAAGATCAATCAAGCCTTTAAACCTATTTTCATCAAAAACCATGTCTTCGGGAAGTTTTCCGGGTGCAGCCGCCATAGCGGCACCTCTTTCACCGACGGGGCCAGCGACACCTATGTCGTCTAAACCTATTGGTCTTTTATAATCTTTTGGTGGTGTATAGCCTGCGGTTTGAACTACATCTCCCCCTTCTTTTGCTAAGTCATCTAAATACTTTTTAACCTGAGCATCTTTTTGATCTTTAATCTGCTGTTGCTCTGGGTTGAGTCTGCCACTCATAGCATAACCCTCATTCGTTAAATCGATCGGGGCTTTAGGTAATGCTTCTCGCATTCTAGCTTCGGGTGTGTCTTCTAAAAGCCCTTTTTTGATTAAATTATCCTGGCGTCTTTTGTTTTCATTATTTACGGAACGGACACCACTTGCCCGGTAAGATTGCCGTGCGGCTGCTTTTTCGGCATCCCCTAATGCGGCATAGGCTCCGTAGCCCATATTTTCATCGTATTTACCTGCTATAATTTTCTCTCTTCGATTAAACTCCGACTCATCTTCTAAGGCTTGCTCACGCATTCTTTTAGCCCGATAATCAAGGTCCGAGTTATGCTTGAGAGCGGGTAAATTTGGCATTTTAGATCCCGAACCGCCTTTTCTAGGTATTACGAGATCTGCTCTTCTGCCTCGTACTGCTCCCTCTATTATTTCTTGATTTGTCTGTGGTCGGTTTTTCTCGTCTCTAAAAGCGGCAGGTTTAGCGTTAGCCTCTTTCATGTTCTCATTCTTGGCTATTTCCGCAGCTTCAAAAGGATCGTTTGGATCTAATACTTTTTCCTCACCGGCGGGCTCGTTAACTTCAGGCTCATCAATGTCTTTTGCCTTGGGAGCTTCTTCGGCTTTAAGATTTTCGTGTTGTTTGGCAGCTTCGTCGACGGGTTGGTCTTCGTCTAGAATATCCATAAAGTTAGCCATACCATCCTTTTGAGCGGCTCTTTTTTCTTTAAGAGAGGCATCCTTTTGGATTGCGTCAAATTCGGCTTCTTCTTCGGGTGTTAATGTCCCATTTACAAATTTTTCAAACAACTCTTCTTGTCTTTTTAAAATATCTTTTGCCATTGGATTACCTTAATTTTAATTATTTACTACCTCAACCGCTTGTAATTATGTTTAATAGATCCTAAAGGAACCCTCATAAAACCATCGGGACACATCAAACTTGGGTTTTTACGAAGCATCCGGTTTGTGATCTGTTTCTTCTTCGGGCCTTTGAATGTGGAAGCGGACTCCATGTTATATAAGCAAAGTGCGGCGGCTAATACATGATCGTCGTGGTGACCAGGAGCGGCTTCGGGTTTACCTTTATCGTTAATAACGAATACCTTCATCTCCTGGAGTATCCCTTTATCGGGAATATCAAAATTCCTATCCATCAATTCCGATGCCATATGGTCAATTACCGTCTTTCGGGTGATTTTATCAGTCTGCCAACCGTAGAACTTTTCAACCATACCGGTGGAGTTGTTTACTTTTCGCCTTTGGTAAACATGCACACCCGCCTCAAGCAGATATTTAATTATAGCAAGACCGCTGTTGTTGACTTCGGGTACAACAAAAGCACCTCCGTACCATTGGGCTGCCGCCTGGATCTCTTCGGCTAATACTCCGATATCCACACGGGAGTGATGTACAGCTACCATACGGGCTACATGCCAATCACCGTGCCAATCCTCATAAGGAGCTTTCCAAACCTGAACGGAATGGTAGTCGGGATCGGCTGCAAGACCCTGCATTTGCTGATCCTCACCAGTGCAAGTGTCCACTCCTATTATGTACTTAGAGTCGGTCTCAGGCTCATCGTAAATATTCCACCCACCTACTCTATCTAAATTGAATGAAACTGACCCGTTATCTTGTAGGGACAGATTTCCTGTTCTGAAATGCTGTTTCTCCGCCGCATCAGCCATTTCCTTTAATACTTCCATTTGAAAGCGAGGTCGGGATGACATTAAGAAACATTCTTCGGGATCGGACGGGTACTCCTGTCGGAACTTAGAAACATCACCATTACATTTGTCCTGAAGAGTTCTCCTTCTCCAATGCATCTGCTCCCAATTTACATCGAAACGCTCGACTTCGGACTTTTCATCATCGGTCATGGTATCCTTGAAATCCTGAAGCTCTTCTTCGGATTTGAAAGGAATTTCGGAATCTTCGAACTCCCACCATGCGGCGAATATCTTCGCCCATTCATTGTCTTGAATCCATGTATTGTAAAACCAACCAGCTGGGCCATTTGGTGTAGAGTCGGCAACAACCAAAGATACATTGTCACCGTCGTACAAAGATTGTAGATAACCAAGAGCTGGGTCTTTTTGGCCAGTATTCGGCCAGAAAGCAACCTCGGTCATGTTACCTACCTGAATCGTTCCACTTCGACCTGCGTTTTTCGATCCGGCGGTTTCTTTTCCGTAGACGCTTTTGCTGATCAGCTTGATCGCGTCTGCGAGACTTCCACCGTCCTCGAGGTTTGTTCCTGTATCGTTCCAGGGGAACTCGTCGTTTTCCGCATATCTCCGGTAAATCTCGAAAACCTTGTCCGAGGTTCCCGCTATATCCCCCATCAGTGAGCCCGCTAAATTCTCGTGCTTCCTCATGTGGTGGTATGTCAGAGCTTGAGCGCATGTGCTCGCCCCCTTCTGACGAGGCTTTAATATGATCATTTTGCATGGTTTTTGCTCTAATTGACACTTTCTATAATGAGCAAACATACGCTTTTGAAGCGTGTTCGCTTTAGGTTTAATATCCTTACCCCTTTTGTCCTTAATAACCGCAAATGTAGAAAACCACACCTCTGGATCGATGCGAATTAAGTCCTGAATTTGGTGCTCTTTTTCGGTCATCAACACTTCCAGCGACGGCGAGCGGCTTTGCCTCTTTCACCATTCCAACTCTTAGACCTTGCGCAAAATGCTTTACGGCGTTTGGCCGCTTTACTTCCCTTTTTGACTTTACCTGTAACCGCAGTTTTTAGCTTGGAACCGGGATTAGCTTTACGATACGCCGCTACCCCTTTTTTTGTCATACCAGCACCAGCTTTTGCGGTGCGGTAATTCGCTCCTTTACCCTTAGTGGTCTTAGGTATGCGCTTACTGGGCTTTCTTTTACTTGCTGCCATAACCTTTTTTCTTTTTGGTTTTCTTCTTTCGCTTTGTTCCGCAATGAGTCATCGTTTACTCCTCCCTTTTGATTTGTTAGGTACGCAGTTAGGGACTTTTCTACCGCCCTTACTTTTCATACCGATTGCTTTATACCCCTTCCAACAAGGGTCTTTTTTACTAGATTTTCTCTTTTTTGCGGGCATCTACTTATTCTTCCATGTCGCTCAGATCGATGTCTGATTCGAATTCTACGGTGGTGTCGCAAAAGCGTTCCACTACTTCTATTGCAATTTGAGACATATCAAGCTCGTCGAGGTCGGATTCCTCCCACCAGCGAACGAAAACATTAGATAATTCATGCTCAAACTGCTCTTCGGGTGTTTTTATTTCTTTAGTCATCGTTGTGCTATTGTGGGTTTTTGAAACAGCTTGGAGGGTAAAAGTGGTTTACCGGTTACATGACCGGGGTTTTTGTGCATTTGACTTGTGTGTTGGTACATCTCGCCTGGACTCATAGGAGTGCCGTCGGGTTTTAAAGCGGTCCATTTTCCGTTGATTATTTTGTAATCTACGCCACCCATACTAAATGAACCTTGGGGTTGAGGTTGAGCTTGGGGCTCTACATCGTAAACGGGAGTTTCTGGCCCGTCTTCGAATTCTAATGGTGGGACATAATTATCCTCAAACTCCAACCCGCCTTCAAAAGCCAGCATTTGGGGTGCTAAGCCGAATTCGTCTAGTTCGATGGGTTTTCCGTGAAAAGGTTCGGGCATCTCGCTATCCGGCCTTAGCTGAACAGTTTGAGGTTGGTAGGGCTGTGGATTGGCGTGTCTATCCATAAAATCGCCCCTCTTTCCGGCCTCTTCCAACACATCAAAATAATTTTTAAGGCTATTCGCGTCCATTTTCGATCTCTATTGGGGCTTCTTTCACTGCTTCAGAGTAAACATCGATAATTTCGGCCAAATCTTGACCGGATTCCTTCAATCTGAGCATGACTTCGGCCGGTGTTACGGTGGTCGTTGTCTCTTTGGTCATTGTAATGTCGTGTCTGGTGGCTGGTTTCCCGAATCCGTACTCC